TCATACCAATCAGCTCTTGATACTCGGCTTGTTTCAGTTCCCGTTTTAGATGAAACAAAATCAAAAGTAGTACCGTTAGATTCAAACCAAAAACCATCTAAATCAGCATAGAATGGACTAGCAACACTTGAAGAAAAGTAACCAATTCTTTTAACTACATTAGCTTCTAATCCGAAACTGTGCAAAGTCATAAAAATTTCTTGACTTTTACCACTTTGATAATTAAATCTTTGTTTAGTTTGTGCTACTACCCAATCACCAGAATTATTAGTAGCTATTTCTGTTTCAGCATTGGTAGCCGTATGTGTAGAAGAAGCTGAACCATTTAATTCAGTATCTATAAATAATGGTAAATTATCATGCAACTGTTTAAAGTCTGCTTGTGTAGTTACTTGGCTTACTCTAGTACGTCCAAAAGCATCTATATCAGGCGTGTTTTGTTGTCTAGTGCTAACTAAATTACTATTTGGGTTATATGTGTCTAAATTATAATTCACTATAAAGTAAGTTTGTTTAAATTAAAAGTTACTGTACTAAGTGCACCTACTCCGTTAGCAGTATAAATGAATCTAATATATTTACTTTCAACGCTTGACATTTTCCACATTTTAGGTATTTCTAAATTAGATAATTCAACACTAACTTCATTAACCAAAGGTTTAAAACTTAGTACATCATCACTATTAGAAACTTCTATATTTAATTTAGGTGTACCTGTTCCATTTAAAATAGGAAACCAAACATTAAGCGTATATCCTTTAAAGTCGCTCCATTCTATAGCATCAGTAGTGAAATCACTAGTAGCGTCATACTCTACAACCTCACTAGAGCTTACAAATACAGATATTTTTTGTTTTAAAACCATACTTTAACCTCTTTATTTAATCCGTTATATTCTGGGTAATTCGTTATATTTTCGTTAATATACCATTGAATAGTATCATAAGTATCTAAGCTAACATTATAACGCTCATCTAACCCATATTGTACGCCTCTAGTTCCAGTACTATTAGCGAAATTATTCTTTACATTACCAGAAATAGTATTAAAATAGTCACTATCTCTTACGTATGAGTAATAAACAAAGCCTTTTAACATTTCTTTAATACCTAAACTTCTATATTGACAATCTCCATCATCTAAATTAAAAGCATTAAATATAGCAGTAAACCGTGCCGACTGTGGCACACCACTAACTAAGTCAGCTATAAACAAATCGTACAGTTCACACCCTAGTAAATCTCTCAATACACTAGGCTCTACACTATCAATATAGCTTTGTAACTCACCAATTTGATGTGAATTAGGTTTAGCTATTTGATAATATCCTATAAAATCTGTACTTGTTAAAAACATTATTTAGTTGTTTTAGTTGTTGTCTTTTTTGCCTCTTTAAATTCTTTTGCTAATTCCATTTTAATTAAAGCGTTTGCATCTTTTAAAGCAAGTGTTTTAACTTGTCCTTTTTTCAATCCGCTTATATGGTCTTTTAATATTTCTACTTTCATAACTTAATATCTTTTACCACCAAAACCCCACTACGTTAATAGTGAGGTTAAGGATAGTAATATAACTATTATGCAGTTTCTAACGCTGCATTAGTAGTAGCAAATGTACCTTTTACAAATGCAGTAGTTTCGTTATTTTGAATAATAACTTCTCCACGCCACTCAGCTAAAATACTTCTCATGTTCTTTAAGAAATCGCCAGAATCTAAACCAACCTCAACAGTTACAGCTTCTCTTTCGGCTAATAACGCTTTAGTCATGTCACCAACTAAGAAAGTACCAGCTACCATCTCAGTAGTTTCTAAGATTGGAACACCGTCAAGTCTCATAGTAGAACCTACTTGTAATAATCTATCAACATATCTTTTATCAGATGCAGATAATTTAATCAATTTCAAGTTAGTAACATCAGATGGGTGCATAACAATTGTTAAGTTTCCACCGTGGTTAGCTAATCTAATTTGATTCATTGCAACTACTAAAGAATCTACATCATTAGCGTTATCTACTGCTAAAGCAAAAGTACCAGCAGCAAATGCAGTAGCTTGTGTATAGATACCGTTTAAATCAGTACCAGTACCACCACCTAAAAGTATTTGAGAATCAACTCTAAGCATTAATCTTACAATTAATTTATTTCTCAACCATGAAGCCATGAAAGATACATCCGCTAACATCTCAGTAGATACTTTGAAGTATGCAGTTTGCTTTAATAAAGATACAGAAGTAACAACAAAGTTATTATCAATTTGATTCTTCAATACACCCTCAGCAGTTCCTGCAGCAGCACCCTCTTGAGCAGTTTCATAAACCCAGTCAATAACATTTCTGTTAGTTGAAATTTTAGGTATAATAGGGTAAATTGCGTTTGGAGTTTCAGCAATGTTATTAATACCGTCTAATCTTTGCGCTTGTGGCATATTACCACCAGATAAGTTGGCAGCAAAAGTCATATCACCAACCGCTTTTAGGTTTAAGTCAAACTTAAATTCCTCTTTAGAACCTGCAGCATTTTTAAATTTAGCTTCATTATCTCTTAACACTTTTTCAATTGTTCCCTCAGCTTCTGCAATTTTAGAACCAGTAATAGAGCCATTTTTAAGACCATCAATAACTAAACCTTGCTCTTTTACTGCAAGTCTTAACGTTTTTAAATTATCGTCTTTTAATGACTTAATTTCTTTAGATAACTCTTCAAACTTTTCAGTTCCTTTAGCATCTTCTAAAGACTTAACTCTTACTTCTAATTCCTTTTTTTCGTGGTTTAATTTCTCCACATAGTAAGCGTGTAACTCTTCTGAGTTCATACCTTTAAGCTCTTCAGCCGATTTTACTTTAAACATCTTTTTTAGTTTATTAGTTTTATTAATAATTGTTTTCTTTGTTCTTCCATTAATTCAGCTTGTGTCGGCTCTATTAATAAAGTGTCTTTAATAGACGGCTTTATGTTTTCGAGTGATAAGTGTAACTGTTTCAACTGAGCGAACAATTGCTCAATATTTTCTAGTCTTTCGTCTGTGCCTTTGCCATTCTTTAAAGCACCCTCTAGTATTTTAGTTAATTCGTTTATTCTTTTAAATGTTAAATCTTTATCTACTAATCCTTTCGCTACATCTATAACTGGAGTTAAACTATTAGCACCAAATGTAACACCAGAACCCTCCCACAACTTAACCTCATTAATTTCATAATGACCGTCTTTATGATATGTAGAATCCTCTACAAATTTCATTTTATCTGAAATATAATTAAAGCCTATTGAGTGTTCAATTAATATCCCGTCTTGGTAGTCTAATAAGGCATCATTACCCTTTGTTGAATTACCCATTTTAGAAATAAATCCTAATCCAAAGTCATCCTCAAATAATTCAACTAATTTACCTATTTGATGTTCCCAATCATGGTTTCGTAAATGTGCTATTTTTCTATTTCCTGCACTATTTACACCTCTTTCTGATAAAGATTTACTAAAAGCACCCTTGCGAATAACATCTAAATCACTATCTAGTGTATCAAAAGAGGCAAAATAACCCTTTACTAATCTACTACCAGTATCTATATCACTTACTTTAGCCGAAATTGTTTTAACTCCGTAGTGATTATTATTAATTTTATCTTGTATATTATTCATTTATAATAGTATTTGCGATTACTTTAGCCGATTCTTCACCATATCCGTAAGTATCAATTAAAATAGTCTGTTTAGCTTCACTTGATATGGGCATATTTAAAACTATATTTATACCCTCCATATTAATTTTATCCTTTTCGGCTTCCTCTTTTTGGTCGCCTTGCAACGCTTCAATAGTAGAAGTATCTAAAATTAATTTATACTTTTTATTATCTCTTTTACTATGTTGTGCTAACCAATTATTATTTATATCAGATAGTATTTTATTTACCGTTGGTATTACTGCATCATTATAAAAAGACTTTGTAGCCTCTTTTACATTACTTTCAGTACTTGCACTAATATCGTTAAATAAATTACTCTTAACTCCAAACGCATTACATAATTGACGGTCTGTTAATACTCCAGATTCAACTAACTTTAAATCTGCTGAACTCATTCCAATTGGTAAGTACTTTAAACTTGCGTTAGTTACCTGTACGCTACCTATTTTATCAATACCACGAATAACATTGTTAACAGCACTTTTTATTTTACTAGCCATTGATTCAGACATACCAACACCACCACCAGTACGGTTAGCTTCATTTGTTAATATGCCTCTTGCTCCTTGGTTTTTAGTAATTACACTAATAGCTTTTTGAATATCAGTAGAACCAGTTAAAGAGTAAATAGATGCCTGTAGTGGACTTAACCCCTCCAAAGATGCTAAGCCAGTAGTAGTAGGGTTAAAGTACTTAGTGTGCATTATATCCTCATAAGGAATGGTAACATCTTTTAATCTATCCCTAAATAAATAACCTTGCGCATTGTATAGATATGAATTACCAACTATAGGCGTAGTGCATCCACTAGGTATAATTTCCATACGTTCCCACGCATCTCCAAAACCAGTAGCTTTAATACCTCTTTGGTAAACGTTACCACTTGCTAACAATGTAGTAATAATAGATTCAAAGTAATTATATTGAGTAATAATTTCACCTTGCAATAAAGCAGGTCTTAAAAGCATATCGTAAACCTCACCATCTTCTATTATTTCTTCTGGATTGTTTTCATCTATAAGCACCTTTGTTAAATCAGCACCGCTTTGTGCTATGCGCTTTATAATTGCGTAAACAATTACATTACCCCCATAACCTTTATTAATTAGGTTCTGCTCATCTTGAGATAGGTTTAAAACATCTAAGCCTAAAGACTGAGATATAGCCATAGGCATAAAATCATCACTTTTTACGTCTAAGTTATTAACATTACCTTTTGTGAATATATCAAATAAACCCATTTATAAAATATTAGTGAACGCACAAAACCCCACTGAATCAACAGTAGGGCAATGTGAATGGAAAAAAACAAATTTTGTCATAGATTGTTACATCAATATACAATAACAAATATAAGTAAAGTTTTTGGATAAACAATACTTTTTTT